GTTATAGACCCCACATCATGCCAATGAAGGAAGTCCTCAATTTCACAATTGAGTAATTTTGCTGCTCTTGATAACGAGCAGTATTCTAAAGGGGGCATTTTATTTAATGCCCAAATATTTTTTTGAATTTTATTATTCATAAAAATTCCTTTCCTACCAATGTGAAATTTTCAGACCCCATATCATATGGAGCAACATAATTTTCTGAATTAATCGACAGGTAATTAGACCACCATTGCATCATTCTGCGGCGTTCCTGCATGTGCTGTGCAAGATGTACATATGCTGCCCGCACTTCGTTTCTCTCTTGATGACTCATCTGCCGTTCAACCGCATCACGTGACCAGAGTCCTGATTCGGTCAATGCAGAGCATGCCATTGCCCTGAACCCATGCAAGCAGACATCAGTTTGAGTGTTGTAACCCATCGTTCGCAGGGCTTTATTAACTGTGTTTTCGCTCATCGGTTTATATGGGTTGCTGTCACCGGGGAAAACCAGCAGATATTTACCACTGATTTTCCTTATATCCTCCAGCACCCCGATAGCTTGACTAGATAGCGGGACATAATGGGCAGCTCCCATTTTTGCGCCCCGGTCTGAGAATTTAACCCCCACAATTTCTTCACGTTGTCCCGGTATCGTCCATAGCCCATTTTCAATGTCAATCTCTTCCCATCTGGCATGTCGTAGTTCACTGGATCGCACAAAAGTGTGCAGGGAAAAGAGAACAGCCAAGCGAGTCAATGGCCTTCCCGTGTAATTTCTCGTCTTCGCTAACAGTTCAGGTAAACGTTCAAGAGGTAGAGCAGGGCGATGTCGTACTTTGGGATTCGTAATTGCGCCTTTCAGATCGTGGGCAGGGTTGTAATCGACAATTCCATGTTGCACGGCATAACGGAAGACGCTCGCCATCGTGGTTTTTACCCGGCTCGTTGTGGCACCAATTCCTTTCTCAGTCATCTTGACCAGCATCGGCAGCAAGTCACGGGTTTTGAGCGTATCGATAGGCTTTGAACCGATGGCAGGAAAGAGGTGGTTTTCCATTTCTCGGAGAATTTTGGTACGGGTGATCTCTTTCCACTCAGGATGCCCCATCGTTCCACTATGCCACTCTCTGGCTACACTCTCGAACGTGGGGGAAGTTGGATCTTCCTTTTTTAGTTTCTTTGCTTCGCGAGGATCACGTCCATCGGCTAGCAGTTGTCTGGCTTCATCACGTCGCTTTCGCGCTGTTGCAAGTGGGACGTCCGGGTAAACCCCTAATGCCAAGGTGGCTTGTTTTCCATCAAAACGATAATTCATACGCCAGTATTTCCCACCAGTCTTTCGTACCAGTAAATACAAACTCCCTCCATCGGTAAGTTTGTAATCATTGGTCTTCGGCTTGGCATTTTCGATCTGTTTGGGGGAAAGCACATTTATGGCCATACCTGCACTCATTTAAGTAAATTGATGGTATCTCTATATCGAACTGCACAATACCATCACAAGGATGTAATGTCATGAAATTAACTGAAATGAAAATTAGGCTGATTTGGTATTAACTTGCTGTTTTTATATGGATTAAGTGATGAAATGAAATGCAGTGAAAGATCTTTAAAGTGTCCCCTGCAGACACCTAATGAATGTCGTAAGTGCAGGGGATTTATGATGAATTACAGAAGTGAAGAATTTTATGCCCGCATTTATGCCCACAAAGGCAATTCATGAGACATTTTGAAGGGGTGAGAAGTGGCTGCGTTTCCAGTTTTGATAGTCGGCATAAACCCACCTGGATGCGCTGCCGATTTTGTGCGGGGAAGGCAATTTACCTTTCTTAATTTCTGAGTAAATGAAGGTCTTGCCCATGCCAGAATCCTCCATCATGAACTTCAAGTCAACAAGCGAGTCATCGCGTAATTCGCGCATAGGTTTTATCTCCGGTTTGGGAATCGAACTTGGAGGGAAGGGATATCTTGAGAAATGCACAGACCTCATCGAGTTGAGGCTGTGTGATTCCATGGTTACTCCTGGCCAGAAAGAAGCTCTTTTATCCATTTATATGTTTTTGGTGCTCGCTTATCTGGCCTCTTAAGCTCAAGCTTAAGCAGAGCAATAAGTGAATCCCACTCACGTAAAATCGGAGAAAACCGCTTTACCTTTTTCGCTATGAGCGGAAAGCTATCTTTAATTTCAGGTATTTCATCTACGAGCATCATGCATCTTCGCAAATCGGCGGGGTCGCTTGGTGCGTCAAACCGTCCGTGGTAGAAGTTCTTTTCCAGCCCAAGAGCAATAGAAGCCATAGTTGCGCTACTTATGCCAACGTGGCCTTTCGTTTGCCACTTTAATACCTTCATTGCTAAATCAGACATCATTCACTCCATAAAACAAAACCCGCCGTAGCGAGTTCAGATAAAAGAAATCCCCGCGAGTGCGAGGATTGTTATTTCTTCGGTGCTGAGACCGACCTGCTATGCATTAGCATCTGTGGACTCTCTCCATAAGCAAACAAGCGCTCTTCTGGGCGCTTGTTTTATCTTGCCGCATAAGATAGCTATGTGCTGAATGACATACGAACGTATAATCTTCGCATGAGATATGTTAAAAGCTATCGCATCATTGGAGCTTGAAGTTGTCGATATCATCTACAAATTCCAGATACCCATCTTCAACGCTTTTTAAAACAAGTAAATGCTTAATTCCCTCACTTAATGAGGTTGGCCTTTCAAGTACAAACTCGAATCCATCCTCGTAAATTTTGCCTAACCAATAACCACCGCCATATTCTTTAAGCCTTTGAAAGAAAACATATCCTCCAGGCTTGAAATAATTCAGTGTCTCGTCTCTATAAACGATTTGGTAGTTAGGTACTTTGCCACCCATTTTAGCCACCATGAATACTGTATTTTCATACAGTATAAATTAAAGCAAATGTTGGTCAATTTTGAAGGGTGAAATATCACTTCACCTCCCGCTGTGGTGCTGCTGCCAGCGCAGCCTTGTAACCGGCTGCATGACCGCGAAAGTTAGCAACCTCTGATAGCCACGCTTTAATCATGGCCTGAGTTGGCTCTTTTGGCACCATAACCCAATCATCCGGAATTGCCGGAGAGTTGCCAGCCTGAACGGTAGGCATATCCGGACCTTTGCGAATCGCCCTGGCAAGCTCGATTGGGTCATCGTACAACCAGTCACCTGTTTGCGGATGATTAGCCTCTGCCAGTTGAGCAGCCCACTCCAGTCCGTCTTTGTGTCCTTGAAGATAGTCCAGCGGTAACTCATCACGATTACTTTCAGCTTCGGCCCCCTGAAGCATGGCGGCGCGGCAGGCGTTATAGCCTTGCGCAAAGCTCTTTTGATAAAGATTCATGTCATCAGATGTCGCCATTTCATCAGGCACTACCGGCGCAGGCTGCTCTTTGAATTCGTCGGCATAACGAATAACCCGGTCAATGAGACGCTGTATCCAGCGCTCTATCTGGAAATTAAACTCTTCTTTTGATTCAGGTAACGCAACACCAACAACACCCAACGCCTTGTCCAGGTTTTTAGGGATAAATTCTTTGTCTACCGGCACAGGCTGGGCGTGACGATAGAGCGGGATATCTCCCACCTCCTGGTTTTGTTTACCCCAAATCAAAGAGGTTTCTCGACCCATGGCAATACGATGAAGATTTCGTTCGTCGGTGAACACAACGGGGTCGGCACCTTTCTCCGCTTCGAGCGATGCCAGTGCGATACGCGCCAGCTTCAATTCGAATATCTGCGCTTCCCACCCATTAGATAAATCGGATTCAATTTGCTCAATGAATGCCTTAACTTCTTCTTTGGTAATAGTGGTCATGCTGCGCTTCCTTCTGTCTTGTTCACGATTACGCCGCCGTCACAGTGTGGGCACTTCTCACCCTGCTGGCCGTGCTCATCAATTACTCGACCGTATGAGCAGCGATAACAGCGCAGTTTTTTGGCCTTATCTGTAGCTCTGATAATGTCCCTTCCAAACCCCATAGACACGCGCTCCAGATAGCCGCGATTTATCAGGTTCTCAGCCATCACCCCGACTTTCACCGGGAGAAGCGAATCACCATCCCACAGCGCTGTTTTTCTGGTTGGGGAGATTTCAATTTCCCAGTAGTGAACTATGGCGGGCTTTAAAAACTCACGCTCACGTTTATTGAGTGGCTTATCCATCAATCCCCCTTAACCTTGATGCCAGCGGTGCGTATTTCGTGTATCGCATTGTCATTACCAGCACACCAACCCTCGGCATAATCCCGGCTGAATCCGCTCATGTGCATGACTTCTCCAACGCTGAGTTTTGACAGGTTGACTGTCCGCGCCTCCAGTTCTGCTATGCGCTCCTCGAGTTCACAGACTCGGCATTGTTCGTCATCATCAATCAGATAAAGGCCGATGAACTCACCCCCCACCCAGCCACCTAAATCATGGTCGTAACGCTCGCAAGAAAACTCACCGCTGCTATCTCTGGTCGGGATAGTGTAACTGTCGAACGGCCCGCCATATGTCGGCACATAACCAAGCGTTTCATGTTCAATCCACATGAAGAACTTGCGTCCGGTAACTGGGCAAACATCTGGTTTCCACTGGCTGTTAACACTTGCCGCTCTGGACAGCTCAACTATCTGCTTTTCTGCTTCTTCCAGTTGTTCGCGCGCATCCCGCATATCATCACGCAGCGCCAGCGCCACGGCTTCGAGCGCGTCTTTTGCCCGCTGGAGTTGAATATTCTCATCCAGCAGCGCCAGCGCGACTTTCGGGTTAAATGCAGCAATAAATTCAGCGTTGGCCTCAGCATTCGGTTGACAATCAAACCCACCCCACTTAATAACGTTCTCACAGCGCTTATCTCGCGGGGTGTGGATGGAAAAAGTTTTAGTATCGATATCAGAAAATAACTTCCACGGCCCTTGTGTCGCCCTCTCCGCCACTTCACGAAGCGCACGTTTGTCGATTGTCATTTTGTCAATCTCCCTCAACCGGAACGCCTGCGGACATAAGCGCTGCTATAACGTCTTTCTTCTTCAAAACCTCATGACCAGACGGTGATTTCCAGCCAATCGGTTCAGGTAACACAACAGGATATTGGTAAGAGGTGGCACACTCTCCGACAGACAGCAGAATGTTGACAGCACGCGTTAAAGCCATTCGCTCACCACTTTTGAGAATTCGCGCTGCTTCTGTACAAGCGGACTCCGCAGATTCCGCTCTCTCCAGTAAGGTTTTGACGGTGTTTTCATATGTCCAACAGTCACGATCCAGTTCGGCACTACGTCTGTTGGCGGCTTCCAGCTTCTTGTAGAGAGCATCCCAGCTTGTCGAGTTATCAAGAACCAGCTTTGTAACTCGCTCTTCACGTGATTTGTAATGCTCCAGTTCATCCAGCAGCGCCAGCACATCCGGGTCGCTAACATCGACGACAGTGACGCGTGATTGCTCGTAGTGGTCATCTGCGATACTGCGGCCTTCTGCGTAGTGGCAACCTTTATCGTCGTAGGTCGCGCCCGTGCAGCCATAGGTAATTCGACTGGCAGACATGCGCTGTATTGTCATTTCTTTGCCGCAAATGTGGCATTCAGGTGCAGGTTTTGGTGAATAGCGCTCTCGTAGCGCCTGTTTGTCGATGTTGCTCATTGGGCTGACTCCTCGCATTTGTGACTTTCTGGATCATCGGCTTTGAAATAACCGCCGCAGATTTTGCAGGGTATCGTCGGCACTTCGTCGTAATTTGAGGTTCCCGTAATCATGACTGCACTCCTTTGCGAAGCTGGGCGGCGAACTCGCAAACTGTTACACCGCCTTCTTCTGTGTAATCTGCTGACGAGATATGCAGACCATGAACAATGCTGCCGTCGTCTCGTTGAATGTTGCCAACCCACAGCAGTCCGTCAGTAAAATCACCGTACCCGGATTCATGACCGTCACCACATTGTGAACAAATTAACTCAATGTCCGATGGCTCAAGGAAAATTTGTTGAGGGACAAGCACGTAACCATCAGGTATTGCACTTGCCCGCACCGCAGCCAGCGCCGCGTATTTAGCCTCAAGTTCCGCATAATCACTATGACGCACCATATCAGTACAGAATGATTCTCCTGTTATTGGTGGTGATAACTGGTCACTGACAATCGTGTATATTTTCACTTCTTTCATTTCTTCCCACTCCGCAACATTGCATTCAGATATTTGTTTTCATTAACAGAACCGAAACTATTTCGCTTAATCATTTCTTCGCGTGGAATATCGTTGATGGGTTTGAAGCGGTGTCGAATAATCATTTCCGATGGAAGGATGCCGGGGTCGTAGGACAAACCTCTCATGATGAATTCCTCAGTTATTGCTGATAGCGCCGTAACGCGAACGGTAATTTTTAAGGCGCGGGTCTATTTCAATGAATTGGGTGTATGTGGTTTTGCGGAATGGCCGGATGGATGTCTGGTAAATTCGCTCGCGTTCTTCTTTCTCTGCAAGCCATATACAGTGGCGAAATTCCTTTTCCTCTTTCGTTTCCTGCGGTAGCGACATTATCAGGTCGTAGTTCTTTCTGAATTTTTCCAGCACCTCCGATACGGAATTGCCGGAACAGCGGCGCGGGTCATCCGCACCATATAGAGGCGCTGGCATAATTTACTCCAGGGTAGGTTATCCGAATAATGTGGTACGTATAGGGTTATTTCTTTCGTAAACGTGATAGCCTGCTTTTTACCGACTCTTCACTTCGCCCGAGAATTTTTGCTACATTTCTTTGTGTATAGCCTGATGAGATAAGCGCCTGCATCTTTTTGTCTTCGTCTTCGCTCCATCTTGGCTTAACGAATGCCGTTTTTAATGACAGTTTTTTTGCTATGTAATAAAACTGATTTATGTTTAGGCCCAGATGTTCTGCTGCACGGCAAGCTACCATGCGACCGCAAACTGACTCCATCTCAGCTGGAGTTATGTTTAATCTTCTCATTAAGCCACCTGTTTAAGCTCATTTATTCTGATATTCATTACCTGAACGCATTTTGTCTGCGCATCATCGTGACCAGCCAATAATTGCCAGTCATGCTGATATCTCTCAATTAGCTTTTTCTTGTCAGTTTCTGTTGCTGCATAATCGCTGAAGTCTTTCAGGATTTGTTCGCAGTCAACCGATGGAGATTTCTGGTTGGTATTTTCTGGTGATGGTTGATTGCATGATGCTGGCATGGCCCAGTCCGGCAGCGATGGAGGGAGCCAGTAAAATTCTGTTCCATCCTTCAGTTTGGCCCTGTGCCATCCTTGTTTCTTATCACTGGATATCTGCGCAAAACCTTCCTCAAGGTTATACAGATACCGACCAATTCCCCACTGAACGGCAGCACGCTTCATTGCGCCGGAGCGACCACCTTTGACGGCTTCTACCTGTGTGTTTTCAGCAGCATCCCATTTAGTTACCCATTCGGAATCAATCTTGATTGATATGCCGCATTCAACGCCACCGTTGTTGGGTATATCGCGGTATTCATTGCGCCATCCTGCTTTGCCGCAAACATCGTCCAGGCGTTTCATGATTGCCCTGTTCGTGACATAAGCCAGCACCAAAGCCCACACTTTGCCATCGCGTGTTTTACCGCTTTGCTGTATTCGCCATTCGATATCTTCAGGATTGAATGGGGTGTCGAATTTATTCAAATCCATAATTCACCTCAGAATGGTAATTCGGAAGGATTAGCCAGAAATTCACCTTTGTTTATTCGCTCGTTTTTGGCTAATGAAAGGCAATTTCGTTTCATCGATTTATTACCTGACTTGCGCCAGTACATTGCCTCTGTCAGGTGATACTGACGTTTTAACCTGCTCAACTCCGGTGTCCTTGCTAAATCCACTGGTATCATTTCAACCTCCATTCGCGAAAGGCTTCTACAGCTTCGCGATACATTATTTTGTCACCAAGATAAACAGCAATTGCGAATTTAGACTGAATAGCCATAAGTGATTTATCCATTACACGGCACTCCTGGTTGATTCAGGATATCGACCAGACGTTTCCATCCGGCCCGTAATTTTCTGGTGATACGCTCTAAAAGTGATTCATTAAGGTGTGCGATACCCATGACGGCACCGCCCGCGATAGCAAATGTCATCGTGGGATTCTCCATTTTTATTTATTGGCATAGCGAAAACGCCTCGAAATGAAGCGCTATTGATATACTGGTAAAAAAAGCCGCCCTGACTGCGAGCGGCAAATAACATCAAGGGATGATTTTTCGATTAACCAGAACGAGTCGTCGTCCTCGTTTGATTACGAGCGATATTGCTCACATAGCAGACTCGTAAATCTGCTATAGGTGCTTATTCGCTGCCAAAAATACGCTTACTCAGTAACTTCATACGCATATTCTTTACTTGTTAAATGATATTTTCTGCAAAATATCCTTCTGGCCTCTATTGCATCATCAATGTTTTTGAAATACCCAAGATGCTTTTGCTTTCTATTGATCTGGCCAGTGGCTCTCCACTTTTCTCTTTTAATATCCCAATTAACTCCAGATGTTCCAGATTTATTATCTAACCTAATGGATTTGTTTAGATTGTTTTCAGCAACTGAAATATCTCTTAGATTAGAGAATCTATTGTCATCCCTGACTCTGTTTATGTGATCAATTACGCCATTAGGAAACATACCAGTAACGAATAACCATGCCAGCCTATTTGCTTGTAGCTTTTTCCCATCAATTGTTATCTCTCGATAACCGTGATGATTGACAGAACCAGCGACATCACCAGCCAATGCTGTTCCTTTAGATTTATTCCACCGGAAAACTCCTGTAGAAGGCTCATACTCAAGAATCTTCGATAAATCTGCTGAATTCATGTTGTTATTCCTTAAGTTTTGGCAATAAAAAAGGCCGCATTGCGACCTGAAATTACTTAATCAATGATGCGGCATATTCGATAAGGTAGAGTTTTGGAGCCAGCCAAATTTTTAACCAAACCATATTGGTTACTGTGGCAATAATAAAAAGCCCCCACATAATCAAAACTCCAGATAATGGTAAGATAAGAAAGTTAATCTCTCCTTTGCTATCCCAAACCATAGTCTGCCTGTATTTAGGGTTTCCACGCTCCCATGAATATCCTTCATCGCAGATTTTACCTATTTCAACTCTTTGGCACTGCTTCTTCATAAACCTGAAAACCAGAGGGATTGTTAGAATGGCTATTAATGTTTTAATAAGACTGTCAACCATATTCCATAGCAGCAACTGATGAACAACATCAGGAAGCTGTGTCTGGCTAAATGAAACAGCCGCATCTATTCCATTACTGGCTTTTTGCAGTAGTTCTACGAGAATATTGTTTGCCTGTTCTTCCATATATCACCTTAAATAGTGGATTGCGGTTGTAAAGATTGTGCCTGTCTTTTAACCACATCAGGCTCGGTGGTTCTCGTGTACCCCTACAGCGAGAAATCGGATAAACTCTATTCACCCCTACAGAAAGCAAAAAGAGAATCGCCGATGAACAACTCATGGTGGCAGGAGATAATGCATTTTTTCCTGCAAGGAATGACACTTAAACAGTTGATTCATATGCTCATCATCCTGATTTTACTGATTGTCGTTATGCCGGTAAGTGTGAAAGAATGGGTAAACCTGCATAATCCAGAAATCCTTCCTCATTACTGGATGTATTACATCCTGCTGTTCTGTGTTAGCTATGTGCTGAACGGTGTTTTTAATTCCGTTTATCATGCCGTGAATGAAAGAATTGAGGCATTAACTGCTCAGCGGCGTAAGGCCAGAGAAGAAAAAGTCGTCTGGGATTTGTTTGATTCGTTAACTCCTGGCGAAAGAGCGTATTTGGCTTTCGCCGTAGCCGCCAATAATCAGCTAAAGACGGAAAAAGGAAGCCCTGAATCAATTTCTTTGCTCGAAAAAGGACTTATCACTCGCTTGCCTTCTGTTATTGGATATCCTGATATTGACCGTTTTGTTATCCCGGAAAAGTATTTTAATGAGTGCTACATGAGATTTGCCGGGAAGTCAGACATTCTTATGAATGAACTTATTGCACAGGACGAACAGCTCAAAAAAATAACGACTTAACCGACAAATGTTTTACCTCGCTGTTATTTGTTTGCTCTTACGATGGCCAGCCGCGTAAAGTGCTACGTCTGGAAGAAGTACAGATCCTCCTTCAACTTCCTTATGTCGCGTTCCGGCAAGCGAAATGGCTTTGGTAACGCGGTCAATTCTTTTGGCTTTGACCTCATGAGAAGCATCAGGAACATCGCAGCCAAAAATTGAATCGATGATATTGCAGATGGTGTCGCGCTCTATGGCTAGCTTTCTGCGCCGCTCATGACGGCGAGTTTTAGCATTGCCTGCAAACGTTGACTTCCCGTAGGTGATAACCGTCATGATTTAATCCTCATGTGAAATGGCTTTGGTGTTGCAGATAGCCAGGCGACTAACCCTGACCGCGTACTCATTGCCGAGCGCCTCCGCCGAAGAGGTTGGCTTCTACCTGCAACCCAAACCCATCTCGTTTGGTATCTGTTCGCGCTTTGTCAGCGCATCATCGAAGTTAAAGAGCGTTGCCTTTCCGTTTGGCTACCAGCGTCCTGCTGATGGCTAAAATTTAAGACTTCTTAATTAAATGGTCAAGTGTATTTTTGAAGAAAACTTAAATATTTTATCGTT